AGAAAAAAAACTCATGTCCTCGTACAGAATTTGAAGAAGAATCACGTAAAATTCGTTTTAATCTTTATAAACAAATTATTGATAAACATGGGTGTTGTGGTGTTTTTGTAGGTCATCATAAAGATGATATTATTGAGAATATTTTTACTAACTCAATGAAAGGATGTAATCTTCTTGATATAGAAGTAATGAAAAAAATTAGTAATATTCAGAATGTAAATATATATCGTCCATTTCTTAATTTTCATAAGAAAACTATTTTAGACATTGCACATTCTCATAATATTCCATATTTTTTAGATACAACACCAAAGTGGTCTCGTCGTGGTAAAATGCGTTTTGAAATATTTCCATTACTAGATCAGATATTTGGTCAATCGTGGCATCTAAAACTTAAAGATTTAGGTAATCAATCAAATGAATGGGGTGAATATTTTCAAAAATATATTATTAATCCTTGGTTTTCCGAAGTTAAAATTGGAAAATTTGGATTTATTATGTCAATTAAAAATGAACCAAAACTAATTTATACTAATGTAATTCTTAAAATTATGCATAAAATGGGATACAATATGATAAAGAATAATAGTGTATTAAAGATTATTAATAATATGAAAACATATAATAAACCAATTATTCTTGATTCAGGTTTTATTTGTTATATAGATGTAACAAAACCAAATCAATTTGTTATTATAAATATTGTTGATATTCAAAATATTATTAATAAAGAAACAGATAAGTTTACATTTTGTCCCCAATATAGTAATTGTTATGAAGATATTATTGATGGTCGTATATCATATAAACAACCAAAAGTAAATTCAGAAACATACGAGATTTCAGTTAAGAATTATAATCAAATGAATAATTCTTTACCTCGTGAATTATTAAAAGTATTTACGTTTAAAACACTTAAAAACTATCCATTAGATTTTTGGATTAATACTAATACTATTCTAGATGATTGTAAAAAAAATTGAAAATTTAATAATTATTTTAGTGTATAATAACAATCATACAATTTACATATACACAAATGACGTACACACGAATGAAGCAACTACATACAAAGCACCTGCATACAAAGCACTCGAAACTAATGTACACATCAATGAAACAAACAAAGCAATCACTATTGAAGTATACACAAATGAAATGTACATACAATTTTGAAGCAAATACTTTAATTTTGTCTAACTTATGTTTAGACACTTTAAATAATATTTTTGAGTTTTTAGACTTTATTGATCTACTTAATCTATCTAAAGTGAGTAAAAGTTTAAATGAAAATTTAGAAAAATTAATCAAAGATAAATTAAATAACTTTTATAAAAAATATAATATTGAATTATTTAATTTTCTTCAAATAGAAAATCAAAATTTTTGCAAAATTCATGAATTTTCAAAAGAAGATTATGATATATTTGCTTTTTTGTGTATAAAAAAATATAAAACTATAAAAACAAATGAAATTTTTATTCGTAAATTCAAAAGATTTGATGCAAATATTATTTTTCCATTACAAAAGATACTAAAAACTATATTGTCATCTAAAAGTAATGTTATTATAGATCTAGCATATATAAAATTATCTCTTATTGAATTAAATTTAATTTCTTCATTTTTGAATTTTAAGTTTAAAGATGGTTGGAATATAGAATTAGATTATACAAATTGTATAATTTTTGAAGATGATTTTATTGAAATTATAAAAAATTTAAAAGTTAATACGACAATAACAAAACTCAATTTAATAAATATTAATTTCAATCTATTTAATAATCTTATTAATGAATTTACAGAAGCGCTTGCAGTTAATAAGTTTATAACAGAACTCAATCTTACAAATACTAAAATATTTGAATATGAAAGTACAAAATTTTTAGAAGCATTAAAAAAGAACACACATCTGACAACACTCGATTTATCAAAGAATAATATTAATAAGGATATAATTGAAGAACTCATAGAAGTATTAAAAGTTAATACGACACTAACAAATATTTCTATTTCTTACAATGATGAAATAATTTCATATAAAAGTACAATTAAAGCTGCATTATTACACAATTACAAACTAACTAAACTCAAAATTAAACAAAATAAACTAGATAATAAAAAAACTAAAAAATTATCAAATAACTTGCTAACTTTCATTAATTTATCATACAAGTGATTATTTAAAAAATAAACTCACCTTTAGAAATATTTAAATTTTTTTACTAACATATAAATTAATTTTTTCTTTTATATATTAATGAGTAATATAAAAAATGTAGGATTTGGTGCAACTAGATTACAATTAAAAAGATTTCCAATTGAAAAAATGGCTCGTTATTGTACAATTGCTATGGTTGCTAAAAGAGCATCAGGTAAATCGTATTTAACTAGAGAAATAATGTTTCATAAAAGAAAGATTCCTACAGTTGTTATTTCAAGAACTGAAAAATTAAATAAATTTTATGGGGAATTCTGTCCAGATACATTTATTTATGATCAATTTAATACTGAAATTTTAGCAAGAATTTATGAAAGACAATCTAAATTAAATCAAGATAACGAAGCAAGGAAAAAAAAAGGAAAAAAACTTAAGGAAGATGAAGTTATGTTAATTATGGATGATTGTATGTCAAGTAAAGGTGATTGGTTAAAAGATCCACAAATTCTTGAATTATTTTTTAATGGTCGTCATCATCATATGTCTTTTATTTTAACAATGCAATTTTCATTAGGTATTCCTCCTGAATTAAGAAGTAATTTTGATTATATTTTTTTATTAGCGGAAGACTTTCCAAGTAATAGAAAAAGATTATATGAACATTATGCAGGTATGTTTCCTAATTTACAAATATTTGAACAAGTATTTACAGAAATAACTGACAATTTTGGTGTAATGGTAATTGATAATCGTATACACTCTAAAAATATAACTGATAAAGTCTATTGGTATCGTGCTAAAGAAGTCCCTTTATTTACTATAGGAACTTCTAAATATATAAAATATCATAAAGAACATTATGATAAAGAATGGAACCGTAGATTACCACTTTTTGATCCAACTGAAGCATTATCAAAAAAACGAAATAATATAAAATTAATTATTGAAAAAATTAAAAATTAATTGACTTTATTTTGGTTATACATAAACTAAATATTATGAATATAAAAAAATTGAAAATTTAAGTTTTTATTTATTCTATAAACAGTAAATTATTACAACAATCTCTAACAATCAAAGAAAAACGATGAACGCTACAATGATGGAGAACGAGACGATGATGGAGAACGAGACGATGACGAAGAACGAGACGATGATGAAAAACGAGACGATGACAGAGAACGATACAATGACGGAGAACGATACAATGAACAAGACATTGTTTCGATTGATGTTAGAAATACTAAAATGGTTTGAGTGCAGCAATGACGACAAACCATATTCTCTTATGTGGGACGCCATCAAGGTAATACCACAAATAAATGATGTGAATTCCAACTATGCATATTTGAAGAAGTGTCTATTAAAACTTAATGCAGCCTTTAAGATTAGTGACGATGTTATGGCACGCAATTTTGTACTTCAAGCCTTAGAGATAGCATTGTGTCTTATGATTAATGAAAGCTTGCTTCCCAAGCTAGAGACAATAAATAGATGGTTAGACAATGGAGATGGTGAACCTCCATTTGAGCTTGTAGACCAAGCCACCAAGATGATTCCGATTTTTTCTTATAATAAGAGATGGGGCTATAAACAATTGTGTGCGTATCTAAAAAAAGTTGAAGCAAACTTACTAGAAAGTAAGTATAATAAAGCACGCAAGAATATGTGGTGTGCCATAAATACAATTAAAGATATTACTCAAAAAGTTGTCGAATGTAAGAAGAAAGAAGATGCCGAAGATGCAAAAAAAGCTGCTGCTGAAGCAGAAGCTGCCAAAAAAGCTGCTGCTGAAGCTGAAGCTGCCGAAAAAGCTGCTGCTAAAGCTGAAGCTGCTACTTGGACAATAGTTAAGAAGAAGCGCAGATGAAACACGACAGTGTTTATCAATAGACTAACAACATATATGTATTGTAACAAATTTAATAATGAGCAGCGATGTCAACCAAAATAAATAAATCAATTTTTATTTAAAAATTGATTTATTTTATACATGTCATATAAAAATTAATATTTTATTCTATATTTTGTACTGGTTTTTCAATTTGTTGTATATATTCCTCTGTTTTTTGATGATATTCTTTTAGTTTATCTTCTAAATTTTTAATTTGTTCATCTATAGTAGAAATATTAGAATTTGTTTGTATATTTTCAGTTAGTTCTTTCTTTTTAGTATCAAGTAATTCTTCAATATTTTTTTTAATTAATTCATTCTTTCTATATTCAGTATATAATTTTGCTTGTTGTTCATTTTCTTTCTTCTTTTTCATAGTATCATTTAATTGAGGATTTGCATATTCTGACTCTCCTGCTTCAGAACTATCAGGATCTGGATTAAATGGTTGCCATTTATATAATTCACCAACGTGAACATTAAAACTATCATTAATATTACGTAAAGCAGAAGAATTTGTATCTGCTTCTTCTTCTGTATTAAAACAACCACTAATTTTAATACCTACTAAAGTTTTAGATGGATCAGATAAAAATGATACACAATACCAGTTTTGACCAGATATATTTTCTTCTGTTCTTTTAACTATTCCTTCAAATTTAATAGGAATATTTTGATTAAAATTATCAGTAATTTCAGTAGATTCATATTTAGAATCTATAACAATATTATTTAATTTTATATTAACAGACTTTAAATTTTCTTCATATTCTTTAATTTTTTCTTCTAATTGTTTAATTTGTTCTTTAATTTTTAATATTATACTTTCATTTTCATTTTCATTAGATATATATTCTATTAATTCGTTTTCTTTTACTTTAATATTATCTGTCATATTTTTAATAATCATCTCATATTTTCTTTGTTCATATTCGTAATTTTTTTTATGCATATTCATTAAATATACTTTCATCATATTATTTAATTGTTCATTTAAATCTCCTTTATTTACTAAAGGATCAAATGCATTCCAAGTTCCCATTTCAGCTACAAAATTATAATGTCCTGGCTCTTTTAACAATTGTGTTTGTTCTTGTCCTTCTTCTAATGTTTTAAATCCACCACTAACGCGAATATATTTAATTATATTTTTATCTTCATTCATAAATAACGACATTACACAATAATTTTGATTTTCTGGAAGAATAGAATCCTTAATTAAATAATCTACTTTTGACATTAAAGAACATATCTAATTATTCTTTAAAGTAATTTTAATAAATAATTAAATTAATGTTGATTTAAAGTTTTTTGTATCAAAATCAGCATAACCCATCCATATATCGGGTGAATTAAACATTTTAGTAAAAACTTTTGATGGTTTATCTTGATTTACTATATTTTTGTCAACATCCTGTTTTTGTTGAACAACTATAGAACATTTATTATAACTTTTTGTTAAGTTATATGTTAATAAAATAACACCAAAAAATATTAATATTATAGATATATTATGAATAATATGGTTCATTATATAACTTTAGTTTTTATTTAAAAGATGAAATAAAATCCCAACTTAAATCTGTACATATTTTTTTCCAAATACTATCATTTTCCATTAAAATATCTAATTGTTTATGTAAAGGAAAGCAATCTAATAAATGATCTAATTCTAATAATTCACAAAATTTATGTAAAACATAACCATATGATAAAAAGTTTTTTCTATCTATTAGTTTATGTTTTGACCAAGGGTCTTGAATCATTAAAAACATTCTAATAAACATTTTTTCCATATCACAAGTAATTTTAGGTGGTGGTAATCCAGATAATTTATTAATTATATAATGAGTATGTTCATACAAATAATTAAATTTTAGTTTCTTTAATATACTTCTCATTTTTTCTCTATTTAATATAGATAAATCAGTAATGCGTCTTTTATTTAATTCATCAATAATTTCTTTATAAATATTATTATCAATTTCGGGTGATTGTTTAGCTTGAAAAGCATTAAGCCATTCTCTAAATCTATTTAATCTCTTATATGGAGAATAATCTTTAATTTGAACATCTTCATCCATTATAATGATTTCCATATCACCGCATAAGGGACAAATATATGATGATTCAACTATATTTAATATTTTTTCTATTTTACATTCTAAACAATATTTAATTCTTTTAGAACCATCATCTGGATTAACATTAATACCTTCAGTAATTTGACAATATTTTTCAAATAATTCTGTTTTATTTACTTTATTTTTTGGTTTTTCATCAATTTGTTTTTTTTTACATAAAAAACTTAAAATATTTTTGGATTCTATTGAGTCATCTTCTATATTTTTTATATTATAATAATTCATTAAAATATCACCAGTTTTATCATAATAATCCATTTCAGAAATATTATTTTTTATTATATATAGTTTTCTTTCAATATCATCTTTTGTATCTAATAAATGAGCTCTTTTTTGTTGTTCAATATTTGTAAACTTATAACGTAGTTTATCTATATTACATATTTCATTTTTAATTTCATTTAAATTATCTTCTAACGAAGAAATACTGTTTTTTCCAGCTTCAAATTCCTTAATTTTTTGACGATGTTTATTTTCTAAAGTCGATATTTTTTTAATATCTGTATTTTTATTTTTTTGACTGGAACCAGACATTATTACAATAAATATATAAATTTACTTTATAACATTTAATTTTTATAGTCAAAATATTAAAAAATATTAAAAACATTTAAAAATATTTGTAAAAATAATATTTGAATACTATATTTTCTAAACTCAGTAAAAAATATATAATTTAAATTTTAAAAAATTTTTGTCTTAACTAAAGTATATATCTATGGGTGGAGGTTTAATGCAACTCGTCGCTTACGGCGCACAAGATGTTTACCTAACAGGTAATCCTCAAATAACTTTTTTCAAAGT